CTGACGACTGATAATGACAAAAGCCGCGGCCGCGGCGGCCACTAGGGTATAGGGATTGATGAGGCCCATGAGGCCCGTTTTGAGCATACCCAGAACGGCCGGCATTGCCCGGATCACCGGCAATAGTTTTGCTAGGATAATAAGCGCCGGCCCGGCCGCGGCTGCCACTCCGGCCAGGACCAGGATAACGGTCTTCACTGGGGCTGGCAGAGAAGAAAAGACTTTGACCACCGACCCGATCCCGGACACGATCTTCGATCCCACCCCCAGGAGCGCACTGAACGCCGGCAGGAGCTGCATCCCCAGGTCCGTGGCCGTCATCTTCATCTGCTCCTGCATGATCCGGAGCTTATTCGTCGGGGAGTCCATCGTCCGGGCCAGGTCCCCCTGGGCGTTTGAAGTGGCCGCCATGATGACCCCGTAACGGGCCATCACCTTCTGGCCTACCGTCAATTCTTCGCCCTGGGCAGCAATCCCGTTTTTGTAGGCGTAGGTCTTAACGGTGTTCTCATCGACCATGACGCCGAGCTGGCGCAAAGGTTCCACTTCACCCGCGATCCCGGACCGGAGCTTTTGGAATGCTTCCTCCGGTTTCAGGTTGTAGAAAGAGGCCATGTCATAAGCGAGTTTTGTAAATCCAGTCGATACCTCATAGGCTGCGTCTTTAGTCAGGCCCATCGATGAGGTCATTGTGTACAGGGTGCCGACGTTTTTGCGGATTTCGTACTCGTTGAGCCCGAGCTGCTTGCGGAGATCCTCAGACCACGCCCTGGCCGCGGACGCCATCTCCCCCATCGAGACCTCAAAGAGGTTCTCACTCTCGACGGCGCTCATGGCCATCTTGATTGAAGCGGCGCCGATGCCGAGCAGGGGCAGGGTGACGGCCATCGTGAGCGCGCCCCCGATCCTGGTCATGCCCGTGCTGAGATCGGAGAATTTCTTCTTGGAGCTATCTATTTTGCTGTTAAAATCAGAGACATCCGCCCCGATTTTAACGAGCAGGCTCTTTACGGTCGTCGGAGTTCTCCTTACTCAACCTTCAGTTCTTTTTTGAGGTCATCCAATTCCTGTCGCGCTTCTTCCTTTGTTCTCGGCCCCTTCCGTTCTTGCAGCCATGAGGGCAGCAGCTTCATGGGGTCGAGCTTCCGGCCGCGTTTCAGGTGAGGAGAAAGCATAATCGCCGCGAACCAAGCCTCGCGGAACCAGACTGCCTTCTCCCGTTCATCGCAGGCTTCAACCAGGGCATTGAGCTCGGCCGGCGTCATCCGCCGGAACTCGGCCGGGGTCGCCCCCAGGGCTAGGGCTATCTTTCTTTCTTCCGCGAACCAGGTATCTGTGGCCTGGGGGCCGGGGCTTTTTTTGTCGGAGGTTCCTTGTCCTTGGCTTTGTCTTCGGTTGTGCCCTCAACCTTTTTCAACCCGGCCTGGGCGAAGATGGCCTCAATGACGATATTCATTGCGTCAAGGACCGTGATCTTGCCTTCCTGGATTTTGGTATTGAGCAGCGCCTTAACCTGAGCCTCAGTGATCTCCTGGTCCTGCCAGGCCACTCCGGCATAGATTAAGAATGGGATATCCCTGGCCGAGATGTTGAAGTTGAGCAGCTCCGCCGGGCCGAAGGAAGCGTCCCCCTTGGGCTTGTACCGCTCTGCGATTCGATCCCAGGCATCAAAGTCATAGGCCAGGCGTCGCGGCCGATCGAGTTGGATCAAGAACTCCCGCATCAAGGAACCTGGATGACAGCGATGGTCAGGGCCGTAACTCCGCTGTAGGTGAGCTGCACTTTGGCATTGGGGTCGTCGAAGCGGGCTTTGGGAAAGGGGCCAATAATCCGCTCTTGGGCATTCGTCACAACTACGGCCGCATCGTGATCGAACCCCTGGCTACAGGCCGCCTGCGAATTTACCGTCACGGTTTGAGGGGCGGTATGGCCGTTCTTAACGTGGATGACTTCCCGGCCGCTGTTAACAAACTCATCCCCGCCGGCAGCACAGGCTCCATAGGCCGGGGTGAGTCCCGCAATAACAGCAATTTGGATTGATAGTGTGGCCATGTCGATCCTCCTTAGTTCTTGGCCAGAGCGCCGGTCAGTTTCAGGGAGAAAGAGACGGCGCCCGCGTCGTCCAGGGGGCCCTCGATCCCATCCTCGCCGAGGATGAAGCTGCCCTGATAGATGTGGGCCGGGGTGATGAGCTGGAGCATCAGCTCTTTTCGCTCTTCGAAGCCCTTGCACATCTCAAGAAAACCCGCGTTGTCCTCGATGAGGAAGGCGTCGAATTCGATCTCGACTTCGCGGTTGCCGGGCAGGAATTCCTTCCAGCCCGCGGAGTCCTTGTCGGTGACGTCGATCTCTTCGAGGCTCCGGCTCATCGAGGCGTCCTTCTGACCCCCGACCTTGGTCCACACCGGAGATCCTACGGTCCCGGTATTGACCTTCACAAAGATGTTTTCGCCTTTGATTTTCGCCATATTTAAACCTCCTGTTTAGGCGTTGTCTCCCGCAAACGGAAGATATATTTCAGCTCCACACAAGGGAGCCCGTTCTCGCTGGTTTTGATTTGCTCGTGTCCCTGGACCGCGTAGAGATAGAGCACGACGGGGCCGGCGATGATGTCCTGCTGCCCGGCCCGGATGGCTGTGTTGATGACGTCGGCCAGGGTTCGCCTATTTTCGGCCCGCAAAGAAATGACCACCTTGTAATCGGTCTCTGCCTCAGCCGGGCCGACGCGGATCGGAAAGCTCACCTGGGATGGCTCTGCGGCCGCGTCCAGGCCGCCAAGGTGTCCTAAAAGCACGGCGGCCAGGTCATGGGGCCCGGTCATAACCGGCGGCTTCTTCGCCTCCTCTTTCTCCATCTCATCCCGGATCATGGCATCGAAGACGGCCCCAGGTTCGGGAAAAACTACGCCTGGATTTGCGCGCTTAAAAGCTTCGCGTTCCCGAAAAATTTCTTCATCCTGAACAGCTTCTTCTGCCTTCAGTCTATCCGCATCCATGCCCGGCGGGACTTCCTGAACCAGATATCTTTTCTTCTTGCTCATGATAAAGACTCCTCGATCTTAAATTTCCACTGCACGATCCCGTGTCGGGTCTTTCCGTCTATATCCACTATGATTTCATTTGTGTCGAGCTTATCCACCACGGCCCGAAAATTGTTCCCGAGGTCCAGCGGCCGCGATGATATGGCCTGAATTATCTGGTCCATGATTTCCAGGCACTCTTTCTTCCCCGGATACCTGGACCAGACATGAGCCGAGGGTACGGCCTCCTGGCCGGGTTCCCCTTTTGCGCTCCAATCCGAGGCCCGAATCCCGCCCAGGGTAACGTAGGGAAAGGTCTCCTGCTCAGGGAAATCGTCATAGACCGGGCACGAGACTGCGGCCTTCAGCCTGTCGCCAAAGGCTTTGTGAAGTGGGAGCAGGGGGGATTTCATTTCAGATTCTCATAGAGGGCCTTGAGCCGGGCGATAAACTTCGGTTCCTCGTTATCGAAGGCCGGGTAGAGATAGGGCCGCGCCGGGAGCCCGCGCCGTGCGATCGCCTTGCAGATCGGCCAGGCGGACTTGAATCCGTGCTTCCGGGCCCAGTCTTCGAGCGCGGCCATCGGCGGAAAATGCGGCCGGGCTCCGAGCTCAACGTACATACCGTATGGCGCCTTTGGGCCGATCTCTCCAGTAAGACCATTCGGCGTAGTCTCCGCTAAAATCGAGTTCCGCAGGTTTCCGGTATCGAGGGCCTCATAATCCCGGACCCGCTGCTTCGCCTCTTTCTGAATGGCTAGGCTGGACCCCAGGACTTCGCGCCGGACCAGCCGGCCGCTGTCGGCCAGTGTCTCAAGAGCGGCGGTCACCTCTTTTCCGCCCTTGAGCTGCACCCGGACGCTCACTGGGGCTTCTCCTCCCGGCAAAGAATCTCCATCCAGATCCCGTCATCAATTATTGTTTCAACAAGCAGGATGGTATCTCCCCAAATCGCTCTCATCTTTTCATCGATCTCGCTCCTGGATCGGATTTTCACCCGATGGGTTATATCCACCTTTGTCTGATGGGTAGCGAAATATTCCCGGCTTGAGATCGGGTCAACCGCGGCCCAGACCGTGACCACATCGTTCCACTTGACGACGCTCCCGCCGTATCCGTCGTCCTCTTTGACGGACTCCTGGAACATGAGGCGCTCGCGCAGGTCCCCGATCGTAGTCTTGCCCATGATTTAAAGCCTGAATATCCGATAAGGCCAAAGCAGAGTGGCGGCAATCGCCGGCATCTCTTCCTCAGCCTTTGTGTCTCCTCGATTTTCGTAAGCCTGTGCTATAAGATGTTTGATTGCTTCCCGGATCGGGCCGGGCACATTTTCGGCAGCATCCCCATAGCCCGCCTCGAAAGTTATGATGAAAGACGCGAAGTTGCGGTGCGTCGGCCAAGAGCACCCGCTCTTGAGTCTCACCCGGCCGGGCTGGCCGGCTCCCCGGTCAACGATGTATGTCGAATCATCCACGACGGTCTCGGTTCCGTCCTCAGCGATGACCTTGATTCCGGTCACCGCATGAAGGGGCGGGAGCGGTATTTCGATCTCAGCCTTGGCTTCATCCAGGATCAGCTCCCAGGTCTGATAAATAAATGCGCGCTTGATATTGTTTTCGGCCCGCTGCCTTGCCGCCGTGATCAGGGCCGCAAGCAGGACGTCCTCATCGTTGCCGTCGACGCGGAGGTGGAGCTTGGCCTCAGCTAGAGTAATGGGCTCGATCTGGGGGACCGCGGTTTGATTGAGGCGCATTTATTTCCTCTTAGCGGGGCGCCCCCTGCGCTGTTCGGGTTGCGGGCCGTCCTTTGTCTCGCTCGGGCCCGGGAGCATCTTGTCCTGCTCGCAGATACCCTTGGCCAGCCAGGGCTCAGCCAGGTCCGGGGGCAGGTCGTAAACCTGACCGGCCTGATAGAGCTCGGCATGGATTCCATCCGGCGAACCGCGCCGGTCGGTAAGCATTCTTACGCGCATCTTTTCCTCCGATAAAAGAGAGATGAGGCGGGACGGGGCCCGCCTCATCTCCCGGTCGATCTCAACGGGCACTTAGTCCCTAAACAACCGGGGCATGACGCGGAAAGCCCTTGATGATCATGGCTCCCGCGATCCCGGTTCCGGCGGTCGTGTCGACGCGAAGATACCGCTTTGCGCCGATGTAGCCGAAGGCCTTGACCTCATTGTCGGTGGCCTGCAAGAGCGTGGGCTCCGTTCCGAGCAGATCACTGTCTGGAACCGCGGCGGCGTCCGAAAGGTTGGCCGCGTCTCCGTGCATCAGCTGGAACGGCATATCGACCGTGAGGGCCCCGCTGTAGCAGACGATCAGTGCGCCCTCATAGCCCTGGAGGTCGACGATCGCGTCGCCAGTTTTTGCGGCCGCGCCCAGGGCTGCCGGGTAAATCGAATGTGCGGCCAAAAGATTGTTGTATAGATCACGCATGATGTCCTCCTCTTACGCCTTGATCTTGAGGATTTTGATGGCCTCGGCCTGGACCACCTGACCGTTGAACCGCTTCCGGGCCAGGAACCCGATCTCGCCGTACTCAGCGTACTTCTCGACCAGGCGCTGGATTTCGATTTGGATCCGGTCGCCGATGAGATAGCCGCGTTTGAAGTCGCCGTAGGCTACTTCGTACTGATTGTCGACGAGACCCGAGGGCATATCCACGCACTCCACGACCGGGTTGCCGAGCAGGCTTGAGGGCTGGCCGAGCTGCAGGCCGGGCTGCCAGATGTAGGCTCCGGTTGTGGCCTCTTTCAGGATCCGGATCGTCCCCACGGTGGATCGTTTCATGACCCAGGACGCGTTGCGGGCGTACCCATCCTTCAGGCTGTACTGGAGCGCCACGAGGTCATCGGCCGCGATGACGTTGCTGCCGGCGGTTGTTCCGCAGGCCGCGATGACGGCCGCGTTGGAAAGGAAACCCTCCGCTTTGCCGACACCGTTGCCGGAAATGAACTCCGCCCCCTCCAAGACCGCGAACTGCTCTACGATCTCGTTCTGGATTTCGGCTTCCAGGTTGAAAGCCGAATCCTCGAGGTCCTGTTTGCTTATCAGGACCAAGGCATAGGCCTCGGGCAGGGACATTTCCTCCAGTCCGTACTTGAGACCGGTCCGCTCTGTTCTGGCTGCGATCTCGGCGGTTCGAGCCGCGCTGAACTGGCCGGTCCGCTTGGGCACTTTGATGGACGGGGCCGAGGTGGGCCGGACCGTGGCGATCTGCCGGATCGGGCTGAACTCGGGGATGGTCTTGAGGATCTCCTGGATAAAGTCCGCCGGAACCCTGAGATACCCGCCTAGGGTATCGTCAGCGATCGTCAGGACCTTCCGCTCCTCGGGACCCAGGATGCCCTTCCGCAGCCAGGCGCCGAAAGCTTTCTGCTCGGGCGTTTTCTCGCCCTTGTTTTCGGGCGGGACGGCCGGGGGGCGGTTGACTTTGAGCTCGATCTCATCCATCCGGGCGCTGACCTTTTTCTCGTAGGCCTCAAAATCGGCCTTGGTCATGCGGCCCTTTTCGAACTCCTCGAACTGTGTCCGCAGTCCGTCGATGAGATTGAGCTTTTCTTCGATCTGTTTCTGCTCCATGCTCATGATGTTTTACCTCCTAAGATTTTGTAGAAGCTCTCGACTTCGTCGAGTAACTTCCCGAGCAACTGGTCAGTGACCGGGTCGCTCTTTGTATCCGGCGGCTCTTCCAGGGGAGTGCCGGGCGGCGGCTCGCCGGGAGAGAGTGCATCCTTAACTTCATCAACCTGGGCTTCCCCACATGCGGGAAACACACAGGGCGATATTTCCCAGAGTTTTACTTCCCTCAGATGTCTCGTTTGAGGATCATCCCTGTCGGGCTTGGCGTCGATCGTCTGATAGCCGAACGAAATACCCTCGATGGCTCCCTGCTTCATCAGGGATCGCACTTCCTTCGCGCGTTGCACGTCGAGGTTCAACTTACCAGCCTCGATCCGAAGTCCCATATCATCCTCTTTGAGGAGGGCAACTCCGATGGGCTCCATGATGTTGTGGCTCCAAAGAATCGGGAATTCTTTCTTGTCTTTCAGCGACTTCTTGAACGCCCCTTTGTCCACAATGTCTCGGTAGGAATCGACCACGCCAAAGACCGAAGCATAGCCCGTGAACGTCCCCTTCTCGTCATCAAAGCTATCGAGGGTGAACTTAAAGTCCTTAGTTTCGAGTTTTTTCATTTTTACCTCACCATCTCATACTCAAGAGAGCACCGATCGCCCGGATGGGCGGGCGGTCTCTGCTTACCACAGGAAAATTCAGCATTCAGGTCTCGCTCCTCCCCGTCCATGTCGGCGCAGATCGGACAAACCCGCTCGTCATCCGCTGTTGCCCACCGCTTCTTAATCGCCTCGCCCGTCTCTTTGAGAGCTGACAGCTGGCCTTCATTGTAGGCCTCCGCCAATTCTGTCCGGGCTATGTTCATACCCCGGACTTTATGGAGGAAGGTTGCGTACTTATCAGCTTCGGCCAAGGCCTTGGCTGCATCCATACCGCTACCCAAGAGCGTGTTGTAGCGGTTGAGCACGGCCTTTGACCACCGATCGGTGAGGCCGATGAGCGGCCGGATAAGTTTAGAGAGTTGATAGGGGCTCAGGGGTGTTTCGATCACCCCGGCCCGGAGGATCCCGTTGATGGATAGCCTGATTTCGGCATCGAGCCGGGTAATCAGGGCGCCAGCCTGAGTAGCAAGCCACTTCCGAATGGCCTCCGTTGTGGGCAAGTCCGCCTTTTGCTGGATCCGGCGGATCCGCTGCTCTATGTCCTTTGCTGAAAACTCAAGAGCGTCTATGTGCTCGGGAGATATTTCCTCCCGGACAAACTCTTCATTCATCTTCTCCCAGGCTTTGAGGATTCCCGAGGGCGCAACTAAGGTGCTGATCATCCTGTCGATATCGGCTTGAGACAAGAGCCCGCCCTGTCTTTTCCAGAACCCCAGGGCGGCCGCTATGACTCCCGGTTCTTTCTTGCCCAGATATCGGCGCAGCCCGGCAAGGTTGTCCTGCCCGGAGATAATAAGATATCTCCGCTGGGCCTTGGCTTCCATCGTCTGGGTTCCGATCATGGGGTGCCATCCTCTGGAGGAGAGATCCCCAGGGCATCCAGCGGCATAATCGCACTCGAGACCGTCCGCACGTCGAGCTCCTTCCCGCCCTGCTCATAGCCAAGCTCCTCAAGGGCCTGGTTACGAGTGAGAATCCCGTCTGCCACTAGGCCTCGGATATCCGTATAAAGCTTCGAACGATCCTCCCGGATGGCCTCGATGGAGTCCCGGTCATAGTCGATCCTTATCCGATCGTCCCCGAACATCGGCGTCAGCCAGTTATTGAGTTCGTCCCGCAGAACATCCATGCGGGGCAGGACGTTTTCCAAATAAAGTGCCTTCCGTGCTTCTTGATAGTTCGAGTAGGTTTTGTTTTCGCCGTCCCCTATCAGTTCGGGAGCAACATTGAGAACCGAGGCGATCTTGCGTCGGGTATGCTTGTCGAGTTGCAGCCAATCCATCTCCCTGGGCGAAAGCCCATAGGGCTTAAATTCAAGCCCACCCTCAAGGGGCCCGACCGGAAGGCCGGCGTTCTCGGCGCCGACGACCTCTTCCTTGATGAGCTTTTTCAGCCGCTCATATTGTTCATCACTCAGGGATGCTCCCGCCGGCGTGGTCATGATCCCGGCCGGCCGAGCATCATTTTGGAGCAACTTAGCATTCCACCTCGCGGCCAGGTTGAGGGCGTGGATATCCTGCAGGGCAACTTCACAGGGAGAAAGTCCGTACCAGTCGTCAGTCGGGTGGAATTCCTTGACGTGCAGGATCTGCTCCTGCGCGAAAGTCGTTTCGGCGGCCGTGCCCTTGGCGTATATATATCCCCGGACCAAATTAAGGGAATCTCCCGGATTAACGGTCATCCGGTCCGGCCGGAGATTATACAGCTCGATCCTGGAAGGCGGGGTCGACTTCGGGGCATTAGCGAACATATACTCATTGCCGGCCAGGAGCTGGTACCTCACAGACGCATCGCAGAATCTTGACCATCCCTGCATCGGGTTCGGCCGGCGCAGGGCAAACATGAGGGGGTGGTTTTCATCGAGATCGACAGAGACCCGTTCTCCCTTTTTCCCCTTGGTCATGGTATGCCCGAGCCACTTGATCCCGCCGGCCGCGACGGCGACCCTGGTCACGCAGGCGTACACACACTCAAGCTTTTGGTATCCGATCCGAGCCAGGGAGCCATAATCCTTGTCGGGCCAAACTACATCCCGGCCATAGATCAAGGCGATCAGGGCCCGGTAGAAAGGATTTGGAGCTGCGGCCTTCCGCTCAATTCTTAGGCCGAAAATGTTCATCGCCAAAGACTCCTGATGTTCGGCTCAACCTTGTTTTTCGGGTCATAGAAGGCGAGTAAAAAAGCGTCCGCCTCATCCGG